GACTCTTTAATTCACCATTGGATCCGAGGATATTTCGATGGAGATGGCAGTATCTCTAGGTATGGAGAACGCAGATATAAATATAAGAGAGTCCAAATAACTAGTACCAAGGAAGTTTTAGAATTTATTAAAAATAGGTTAGGATGGGTTGGAAATACTCGTCCCCGTCCTAATTCTAAGGCATTTAGTCTTATCATTGGTGCTCAACGAGACGTTGAAGAGTTTAAGCAATACGTTTACAAGGATGCTACTGTTTTCTTGGAAAGAAAAAAGATAAGGTTCTGATGTCTATGTTAATCTTGGATATTGAAACATCCGGTTTTAGTCCGACTGATGATGCTATCATTGAGATCGCAGTAGTCAGGATTAATCGAGGGAGGATTGTGGAGACCTTCTCATCCTTAGTTAATCCTCATCGTTCTCTCCCTCCTCATATTGTAGAACTGACTGGATTGGATGATAAGGTTTTAAAAGATGCTCCGGATTTCAAAGATATTCGGGATGAATTGTATACTTTCTGTAAAGCAGGGCTGATTGTTGGATACAACGTTGATTTTGATAAACGTTTTTTAGTGGTCAATGATCAGCGCTTCAGCCATCTGTCTTATCATGACTACCTTCCAGACATGAGAGAATGTTACCCGTATTTGGAAAATCACAAAATGCATACTGTCGCTGAATACTTAGGAGTTAGAATGGGTACACGTCACTCTGCATTGGGGGATGTCGAAATACTGCTGGGAATAATGAAGTATTCTGGGGGGTGGGTGTAGGGTGTGTGGTTTCAAGGAATGTTTCTGGTTTCAACTTAGGAGATTAATCATGTCTTTCTTAGATAGGACACCCAAAGGTACTCTAGTTACATTTGATGAAGTAATTGACGCCATAATCGAACACGAGGGTGGGGCTAAATATACTGAGGATCCCAAGGACCCCGGTGGAGGAACTAAGTTTGGGATTTCAAAAAAAAGATATCCACGTGAGAACATTAGGAAATTGACTCGAGAGCAGGCCGTTAAGCTCTACAAAAAGGATTATTGGGACAGATATGCAGTGGAGCATATGCCGAAGAAGTTTAGACACGTCTATATGGATATGGTGGTTAATGTGGGTCCTGGGAAGGCTAACAGAGCTATGCAGAGAGGGGCAAACGGCATTGTGGATCCACCTCTTGCGGTGGATGGTAGGATTGGGCCGAAGACTATGGAGGCACTTAGGCGCCATAAGGTCGATATTGGAAAAATCAGGGCCGCTCGCATATTTTCCTACTGTATTTTAGTAGCAAGGAAGCCGAAGCTAATACGGTTCCTTGAAGGCTGGATTAGTAGGACCCTCGAAGTTTGACTAAGCGCCATACCATCACTGTTCCTCTGGAGCTGAAGGCCCTGTTCCTGAAGGATCCCGAAAATTTTATTCGCGACGTTGCGTGTATCTCCACTGAGTCTACCAGGCCTTTTTTCAAGAGACATGATAAGATAATAGAGGCGTTTGAGAAGGGGTTTAAAAATCCATTTAATGATCAAACTCTAGAATTTGATGAAGACTTTAGGTCCTGTGTCGACGATGTACATAGAAGGTTTATGCATGTCGACTTGGGACTCACTAAAGATGCCGTTGGTATCTCTATGTGTCACTCTCCTGGTTTCGAAGACAGAGAAGAGATTGAGTTTGATGATAAGAAGATGATCGGTCACTCGGTCAGAGTACCTTCCGTAAAATTTGATTTTCTAGGTCGTATTAAGTCAGTACGGGGTGAGGAAATCTTGTTAAGTCGGATTAGAGAGCTGATTTATGAAATAAGTCGCAGAGGTTTCTATTTGGCTCTTATCACTTTTGACGGGTTTCAATGTTTGGTGGGGGATACTAAAATAGCTTTATTAGACGGAAGAGATGTTCCAATTAGAGACTTGGTTGATGAGTTCGGAAGAGATAAGGAATTTTGGGTATACGCTTTTGACGGAGAGAAGATTGTTCCAGCTAAGGCTAAGAACGTAAGAAAGACAGGACGTAAAGCGAGGACGCTTAAGATTCATCTAGACAATGGAGAGATTATTCAGTGCACTCCTAATCATCCGTTCATGCTCAGGAATGGAGAATATGTTCCGGCTAGATCCTTGAGTCCCGGTCAATCTTTAATGCCATTCCTTACTAAGCAGTTGAAGGCTAGCAAGGCTAGTAAATTAAGAAGACATAAGAAGATATATCAACCTCAGAAGGAGTCCTGGGAATATATTCATCAAATGGTAAAAGGTAAAGCTCCACCGGGTTATAACGTACACCATGTTGACCGAAATCCCTTTAACAACACTCCGGAGAATCTCCAAATGTTAACTGTAGAGGAACATCTCGAGGTTCATAAGGGCTCTCCTAGTTTTGGGTTTCTCTCTTATTGGGCTGCTGTTCAGTCGGATTCTGAATTAAGGAGATTGGCTAGGGAAAAGAAGAGTAGGGCCATGCGTACTCGGTGGAGAGGCTCTGAGAGGAAGAAATTACTGGCAATGAACAAAAGAGCAGTGGAATCTGCAAGATCCCCGGAGGCCTGTGAAAAGCGTTCTAAGTCTATGATGGGTAATACCAACGGTAGGTTTAATAAAGGTAAAAATCATAGTTTGTCCACCAGGGAGTCTATCGCAGAGATCGTTAGGAAGAAATGGGAAGATCCGGAATATAGGGCTAAGAGGGTGGGGGTGGATCGTCAGTCTGGGATCCGAGGTAAGAAGTGGAGGTTTGATGAAGAACAGGGAAAGAGGGTTTATTATAATCACAAGGTTGTAAAAATAGAGGAGGGACCTCTTCAGGACGTCTATGACATAGAAGTACCCGTTTATCATAACTTCGCCCTTAGCGCTGGAATATTTGTCCATAATTCAATTGATTCAATTCAAATTCTACGCTCTCAAGGCTACAAGATTGCTAGACTTTCTATTGACAGAACGGCTACAAAGGTTATCTTAGATAAGAGAGCTCCTGATGGGAGTGGGCTACTGAGGCACTCTACCGAAGGTCAGATTTTAGGGCCTATGCAGGCGCTGAAAGATGTTCTTTACGATGATAGATTATTACTGCCTCGGCATGAGCATTGGAAGATTGAAGCTAGGGGTGCAGAGATCGACTATAAAAAGAATAAAGTGGACCATAAGCCACGGGGCTCCATCGATTTACTCCAGAGCATGGCGGGTGGGGTTTATAATTTAATAAATAATGAGTTTGAGTATATGGAAGACGATGAAGCTCAGGCCCAAGTACAGGACGATTTCTATGAAAGAGTTGATTTTGATGATGATGAATATTACGAACCTCAGGAAAATGAGCAAACAGAGAGGCCTGACCCATGGTAAGTGATATAAAGCCTAAAGTTCCTGGTCTACTCGTCAGAATCTTTAGGCCTGGCTCTCTGATAAGTATAGAAGATGCTCAGGCGCAGGCAGGGAAAGCTGCAGTTGAAGGTGCTGCAGATGAGAAAAGGTGGCATGGTTCAGGCGGCAATGGTAAGTTGCAGGCTGAGCCACAGGACTATTCTTATCTCTATGAAACCGAAGAGCCTACTCAGAAACCAAAAGTTAAAATCGCTGGGAAATTCAAAGAGCTCACAGGTCAACTGAGGACTGTTATAGAGCACTTTGTTGGGACCTACATCTCTGGAGTCTATTTTACCGAGCACGATGGACAGGCATTAGAAGAACTACACACTATGCAGGCTGCTGCTCTGCATAAGTATTTCGTAGATCCTCTTTGTACCAGCATCATAGATAATTGGACTAGTTACACGGTGGGGGGTGGGGTCAAGGTCCACGTCGATAATCCTAAAATTATGGAGGTCATCAATTCATTCCGTAACAAGAATAAGATGATCAGACGTGAGAAACAATTAGTTAAGATGTTCAATATAGAGGGTGAACTGTTCATTGCTTATTACATTGACCAAAAGACGGGCGACGTCTCTATCCGCCGTATACGCCCTCTAGAAATCCAGAATATTCGGACTGATAAAGAAGATATTGAGACTCGAGAAGGTTATTTCTGGCAATATAGTTATACTCCTACTGGGTCAGACCAGGCTCGGGAGGTGAGTAGATGGGTCCCTGATCTTGTGCAGTATATGCAGGATGTTGAACCTGTCAAAAGTCCCGCTAAGGTCATTAAGAAGCAGAAGAATCGGACGAGTCAGAAGGACGAGGCTATACAAAACAAGGCACCCTGGGTCCAACATGTTAAAACTGGAATTGATGTTGAATTAAGGGGTAGAGTTCCTCTTCAACCAGTCATGCGGCATCTGAAGTTCTTTGAAGATTGGTTGATGGATAGAATCCGTTTGAACCACGAGAGAGCCAAGGTAGTCTGGATCAAAGAGATCAAAGGAGGAAGGACTACAGAAGATACAACTCGTCAACGTCGTTCGCCACGCGGTGGGGTTATGTTGATAGAGACAGAGAATGTTTCGTATAGGATCGAGGCTCCCAAGCTTGGATCAGATGATGCTAAAGAGGATGGATTAGCTATTCTGTATAATATAGGAGCTGGTACAAAACTTCCGATTCATATCTTAGTCCAGAGAACAGATCAGCAAGTTTATGCCTCAATCCGCAAGGCCGATACTCCGTTCAGTCAGTTCATTAGGGCGCAGCAGGAATTCTTTGTTGAGGTGTTTGAGGAGATGTACCGGGTGGTCATTAAGGCTGCTATAGAAGCTGGCACATTGAAGATGACAGTCAAGGTCCCAACTTACTCTATAAAGAATATTGAAGCCATTAAGACTATGGTAAATGAAGCTGTTCTGAGGGGAGACGATCAGGAGAAGATTTGGGGGCAAATTAGAGCCAAGATGGATTCTAGTGTAACTATGAAGAGGGTATCTACAGAAAGGGTTCCCATTTTCATAGAGTTCCCCGCTATCATGACTGACGATATGAAGGAACAGGCTGAGGTAATGAAAATACATGATGAAATGGGTATCGCCAGCAAGGCCACGTTGTCTGCTAGAGCGGGGTACAACTGGGAGAAAGAAATGGATAGGATGGCAAAAGAGAGGGCTATGAGGCTGGCTGATGAGGCCGAAATGGATGGGGATGGGGAAGAAGAGGAGAACGGCAATGAAGACTCCTAGGGGGGAGGGTACTAGGATCCCGGGACTAATACTTGATGAAGACGTGAGTTCTGTCGAAGATCTGGATGAAGTGGTAGAAGAAATTATCATTATTCTGAGATTAAAGGGTCAAGCCCAACCTTATGCTATAGATGTCACGAATGAAATTGACATCAGGAATTATATTTTGGTTAATCTAGGAGAGAGTGAAGAGACTATAAACTGATGAAAGAAATAATTAAATCTAGGGGAAGTGGGAAGAGGACGCAGTACGCCCTCTTTTCAAAAGACGGTAAGAAACGTCTGGGTCGTTGGGGTAGTCGGTCCGCTGCGAAGAAGAGAGAAAAACAGGTTCAATTTTTTAAGCACCAGAAAAAATGACCCTGACAACTACTCATTTTCCTATTCGGAGTAAAAAACGAACTCTAAAACTCAAGAGGAAAAAACGTGTCAGAGCACGGAAGAGGAAGAAAAAGCAAAGGTAGGAAACTTCCCAAGTCTGTTCTAAAGAAGGGCCATAGATTTGCAAAAAAGTTGAAAGGGAAACCTGGGATCAAAAATCCTTTCGCTTTGGGAGTTTCTATGGCGAAGAAGAAGTTTAAACTTCACAGGAAAAAGAAGGAGAAGTGATGTCAAGGCACAAGTCAAAACGCAGTAAAGCTAAGGCCCTTCACAAGAAGGTTGACAATCGGTTTAAAGATGGGGTTAGAAAGAATCATAGGATGAAGATTAGTTCTGGTCCTAATGGTAAGAGGAAAAAGAAGGAGAAGTAATGGCTCTCCACAAGCACAGTAAGAAACAGAAGAAGCAGATACGGAAGGCCAGGAAGAAGAAATCGAAGAAAGAGAAGGGTAAGCGGTAATGGCAAAGAGTAGGACTGGACCAGAGAGAAAATACTCTTTAGACCGAGAAGATTTCTTTGAGAGGATAGATAGTCCGGAAAAGGCTTATTGGCTGGGTTTCATAGCTGCAGACGGTGGGCTAAGGTCTCCAAAACATGGTGGTGGAAGAAGACTCACTCTAAACCTTTCTGCTAAGGATAGATCTCACTTGATCTTATTGAACTCTACCTTGGGGTCCTCGGGGCCTCTCAGGCGTTGGAAAAGTAGGGGACCTAATGGTGGTTACCGTTTGACTATCTCTTCAGCTAAGATGTGTAGGGATTTGGAGTCTCACGGTATTACGCCTAGGAAGACTTTTTCTCTGGGGCCTCCTACAGGGATTCCTTCTAGGTTGAATCTGCATTTTATTCGGGGTTATTTTGATGGAGACGGAAGTGTGTATTTCCATAACTACAGTGGAAGACTTAGGGCTAAGATTACTTCTGCTTCTCTTAAAATTCTTGAATGGATACACAGTATTCTGGGTTTTGGTTGGATATCAAGCGAGGGGAATAAATTTCATATTCACTTCTCTCCAAGGAAGATCTATGAGTTCATGTATGGGTCAAGTGGTGTTTACTTAGAACGAAAGAAGTTGGTCTTTCAAAGTTATTAAAGGAGGTGATGTCTAGTGGCAGAGGGTAAGCCTAGAGTGCATGGTAGGAAGGGTCGCAGTCAATTTGGAAAGAGTAATCCTAGATGGAAAGGTGGGAGAAGTAAATCTTTTAGGCGTCGTGTGACCAAGGCGAAGCCTGGTCAAATCGTACATCACAAAAACAAGAAAAAAAGTGATAATAGACCTAGCAATTTTAAGAAGATGAGCCCAGCGGATCACAACCGTGCCCACCCTAGTAAAGGGGGGGCCCATGGAAGAAAAAAGAAGAAATGAAAACCTGTCTTGAGTGTGGTGAGACGAAGCCTTTGGAGGAATTTCACGTTCATCCTCTTGCTGGTCGACATCCACGCTGTAAGATTTGCAGGAATGCTGAGAATAGGGCTAGAGCTAAAGCCTTGTCTCCTGGAAAGAAAAAACTGAGAAGAATGGCAAAGCGGGCCTCTCATCAGAGAGCTAAAGCCAGGTATAAAGCTCGTATTAAAAAAGAAAAACTAGAGGCCGAGATAAAAGCCAATGAATCTCTCTATCTGGTCGTTAAGGCTGAAATTGAGGCCGGCTGTACATATTGTGATATAAGGTTGGCTCATGATTTGTCGGTCAGGTTTCTAAAGAGGCTTCTGGAATATGAAGGCCACTGTTACAAGACTGAGACTGTCATAGATAGGATAAAGCCTGCTTTGGATACTGAATATGGTGAAACGGGTCTCAGAGAATATACTTGGCCTTGGTTGAAATCTCCACTCTCTCGTTATTCTATGAGAGTTGATCTGTTTTATCCTCAGATTAATCTCGCAGTAGAATTCAATGGGCCTCATTATTATAAAGAAATAGGTTATGGAAATCTTGACGAAGTCAAAGCCAGAGACAGAGCTAAATATGGCTTATTGAGTAAACATGATGCGGATCTTAGGATAATTACTGATGAGGAATCGATAATTAAAGACCTTAATTAAAGGGGCTGTAGATGTCTAGTATCAGAGAGTACACCCCCGATCAGAGAGATGTTATCAAGACTCAGGTCATGGGGGAGTTGGAAAGAGCGTTTGATGTCAATAAATTCGGAAAGGGGACTCCGGTCTGGATGAGCATTCTCTTCATACTCAAGAAGTTTAATCGTGGGAATTATTATGGTACCTTCGAGCTCAAAGTGCTTGGGACTTCGTGTAACGATGTTAGAGAGAGAGAGGTCACTCATAAATTGCAAGAAATATTCGATGACCCTTAATTTTCCTTGTTTGTAACCACTGACTGGTTTAAATTAGAGCCGAGAGGGCGGTGCACTCGTGCTCCCAGAACCGGAGAATTAAATGAGAACCCATATTAACAACTCTACCGTTGATGGTCCATCGGGGCCTTCCTCTCAGTTAGGTCGACTTTCTGGCACAGAAGAGATCTCAATCAGGGAGTTCTCGTCTATACAAGTCTTAGAAGCCGATGATTCTGGCAAAGATAAGCTGGTTGTTAAGCTCATCGAAAAGGGTCTTTCCCAGAATAGGTATTTCTATTCTAAAAAGGTGGCTGAGTCGGTGGCTGGCTTGATTCTAGATCGACCTAAAATGTATTTGGATCATGGGTTTGGCTGGTTTGGTCGGAGTTTTCGTGATCTCACTGGAATGGCTCGGGAAAGTTATAGTCGAAACGGCGCTTCTTATGCCATTGTAGAGATGGTAAATAACCCAGAGACTGAGTGGTTATTCCAATTTGCTGCTGATCATCCAGAGGATGTAGGGGCCTCTATCGATGCTCATGCTAAGGTCAGAGAAGCTACTGCAAAGGACGGTCGTCTCTGGGGGGAGGATAGTTTTGACCCCGATCTTGAGACCACCCCCCCCACTTATATTGTTGAAAAGATTATGTTTTTGAATTCTGTAGATTTCGTCACTTATGCTTCTGCAGGAGGCAAGGTGGTCGAGCTGATGGCTTCTCACTTTCCTCCTGAAGCCATGAGGAGAGAGCTCTCCTTGATGATGGAGAGCTGGAATAACAAGGTCGCTGAAATGGTGTTCAACTCAAAACCAGATGAGGAGTCAGATATGAAAGTCTCTGAGTTGACTCTTGAGACCTTAAGAGAGGGAGCTCCAGAGCTGGTAGCTCGAATCGAGAAAGGGGTTAAGGAATCATTTGCGGCCAGTGCCGAAACTGATGACAAGATCTCCGACCTCGAGAAGAAGAATGCCACTCTGACGACAGAGCTTTCTGAGGTCACTGGGGAACGCGATGAACTCAAGACTAAGGTCGATGAATTCGAGCTGAGGGAGCAAATCGCAGGAAAACGTAAGAAGGTCCATGAGCTTGTTGATAAGAGTGATCTGGATGACGAGCATGTGTCTGAAACCTTCATTGCTGATTTGATGAAGGCAGATACAGACGAGGAAATCCAGGAGCGCATTGCTGACAGGCAAAAGTTGGTTCAGGCTGCTTCCGATAACGGTTCTATTGAAGGCAACGGAGAGAGAACCCCGAAGGAAGGTGCTGAAGAGGAGGACGAGGAAGATATTGCTGTCATTAGCGAAAGCGATGTAAGCTCACTCGTCCGTGGAATCAAATCAAGATCAAGCCGCAAGAGATAGGGAGGGTATAAACCATGGCTGACGTCAAAGCCACTGTTGTCTACCAGCCCGGAGACTCGATCTTTGGAAGGGTAACCCTTGCGAAGATAACAGCTGCAGATGATATTCAGATTGGAGACTTTCTGAAGTCAACGGGTGCAACTGGCGTAGAAAAGCTAGCTGCTGTCACTGACGATGCAACATTCGTTGGTGTTAGTGGGATGTTGTCCGAGGACGCTGATGGTCCTAGCAACTTGCTTGTCTACACACAATGCATCATCGAGGTCCCAGTGGTCTCTGCGGCTTACAACTTCGGGGCTGGTTTGAAATATAACGTTGCCGGCGGAGCTCTCGAGGCTGATGCAGCCTTTAACACGATTGCATGGGCTTGGGAGACCAAAGGCGCAGGTACGACCTCATTGAAGGTATTGGTCGACGTACTGCTGTTAGCTAAACTGTTCCCAGTTAGCGCATAAGGAGACTGAATTGATGAAAAATCTCCGTGAATTAGTTGATTCAAAGGTTGAGCAAGCTGGTGGTAACACCCGTCTAGGATATCAGGCAGCTGGGGAGGTAGTAGAGGGCCTGTTGGACTCAGGTAAACTGAAACCGTCAGACTTCTCGATCCGGCAGCTGTTCGACCAGTTGGTTGACGTTGATCTCGGTGAGTCAGCAGTGGACGTTGCAGAGGGGCTTAATACCTCTGCTTTCCCCACTATTGCCCAGAAGATTATTCACAAGGACATCCTTGATGAGTATAATCTGGCAATAGGGGACGTCGGTAATTTGGTCAGTGAATCGGAGGCTACTCACGTGGACTCTGAGTTGGTGGCTGGTTTCAATGCTGCGGATGCTACACCATTGCTCAGGCGTCAGGCGATGGCTTATGAAGAGACTGACTTTGGTGAGAAAGATTGGAAGATCATCATGGCAGACTTTGGTCGCATGATCTCACTGACAAGGGAAGTTATCTTCGAAGACCGGACTGGTGAAGTTCTTCGGTTAGCCAGAGACATTGGGCGAGCTGGAGGTCAGCACAAGGCCAAGATGATCATTCAGACGGTAGAGGTGGTAAACCGGGATGCTTTCGAGGAAACTTCCTCAGAAGCGGCCATCCATAAGGGTACCGCTCTTGCGGCTGCCACTCTGTACTCTGATGATCATACGGCACTGGACACTCAGGTCAATGACAACTTGGTTGCTTCCAATGCCCTGGTAGACTATACCGATGTGGACGCTGTTTATCAGCTGTTCGCTAAGATGGTGGACGAAGCAGGGAATCCCATTGACGTGGTACCATCGGTTGTCTTGATCCCGACTGCTCTCAAGGCCACTGCTGCTGAGATCTTCAAGAGTGCTTGGTTGATGGCTAAGGGAAGCACTGATGCTCTCAACATCCCGACCTTTAATCCGATTGCGGATCTGGGGGCAGGGGATCTTAACATTATATCTTCAATCTTCTTGGCAGACACTACCACCTGGTACTTGGGTGCCTTTGACAAGCAGCTGCTCTGGCTGAACGTCTTTATGCCCGCTACTGCTTCACAAGGAGCAGACAGTGAGCTGGCGTTCACTAACCAGATCGTTGCTCGTTTCAGGTTTTCATACCACGCTGGTGTGGGTCATACTGATTGGCGGTACATCGTCAAGAGCACAGTCTAACGGCTGAATATATCTGAGGTTCGGGGAGAGGCAAAAACCTCTCCCCTGGCCGTAGATAGGAAAGGTATCTCTTTATCATGGCAAAGAAGAAAGCACCAGTACGTACATACTTTACCAAGCGAGAGCGTATGGGTACCTATCGGAACGGCCGCCTGGTATTTCATCCCCAGATAGGTGGGGATCCCATTCCATTCACCCAAGAAGAACTGGATGAAGCATATGGTGAGGGTGTAGTTGACGCTATTAATCTTGACGACGCACTTGTAGAACCATAGCCCGAAGTCTCTGAAGAGCTAGAAGCTGTCTTCGAAGGGGAGTCCTATGATGACCTTAGTGAAGAGGATGAAGTGGTGGGCTCAGAGGCTGCTGAATCCTAACCTATCCTCTCTACGTATTCGGATACCGACTCGACTTTTTGTCGGCTCGGTATCCGAGCGTTAAAGTGAATACAGTGGATGTTTTAGCCTATAGTAAATGTGAGATTGAAAGGGAAATATTCCGGCTACTTCTTGTACCGGACGTCACGTTTTATTAAGGACCAGGTGAAGTCAGGTAGGACGATGAAAGGTCAAAATTAAGGAGGAATAAATTTATGGGGGCGCTATCTCAGGCTCAAGCCGTTGGTGGTATTTATGGCCATGCTGTTGGCTCAGTAGGTACAACAGCAATCACCGTGAAAACTTTCAAGAAGAAGAGCCGGGCCATTCGGTTATATAACCGACATAAGACTCAAGACCTATACTTTTCAATAGATGGTGGGGCCACTTTTCTGACCGTCCCATACAGTTATTGAGCAACTAGTGGAGTTTGATCTTGAGCGCTGATCAGATAGAGTTTGACTTGCAAATAAACCGGCAGGTAGAGCTTGACCTTTTCATTAAACCCACGGTTGCCTTGGACAAGCATATTGATCAGTCTAGTGAACACGAGTTAGAATTATGAGCGCTAATGAGATCCATGAGGGTGATATTGGTACTGTATTTCTCGTTACATTCAAGGACGGCACGGGGGCGGTGGATGTCTCTTCCGCTACAATTACGAAGCAGATTATCCTTAAGCCTCCTAAGGGTAGTATAAAAACCAAAGCTGCTGTGTTTAATACTGATGGAGTAGATGGGAAGATCAAATATGTTACTGTTGCAAATGATCTTGATGAAGTAGGGATTTGGGAGATACAAGCTCGAGTAGCCTTGACGTCTGGAGATTGGAAATCAGATATCGGGTCTTTTGAGGTGTTTTCTAATCTCTAAAGTGTTGTGAGGCTGCTATTTTATAATTTATATTATAACACAAATGGAGACGAGCACTATGAGCTGTAGCGCCCTGTCTTCTGGTCGAGTGAGGTATTGAAACATATTACAATTGAACGATGGAGAAATAGATGCCCGTTCTTGAAGCTATTTCAACATATCTAGATATCGTGGATTTAATTCCGCAGCTCTTTGATGATGAAGCTAAAGAGTTCAATGTCTTGGATCCTCAGCAGATAAGAGCATTCATTCTCAGGAATGATTCTCAGCTTAGAGGTCAGCTTGAGCTTCATTATGGTACTGACTTGACTGAGACACCTAGGGTTGATCAGCCTGCTCCTCCATCTCCTATTTATAATCAAGGAGCTGGGACTTTACTTTTGCAGGATGCGACAGGGGCTAACAAGCTTACAGTGCTTGAGGCTTCTGAACTTCTTTTTTCTCAGGTATATAGACTTGAGTTTACCTCTGATACTGCTTTTGATGTAGAGAGTGAACTGACGGGTGACCAGGGGAGCGGAACTAAGTCTGCCTCTTTCACAACTACGGACACCTTCCTGACCATTCCTAGTCAACTCTGGAATGGGGTATTTGCTAAAGAAGATGTCCATTACATACGGGTTCATAACTATCCGGGGATGATTGTCCATCTCAGTGCCTTATTGGCAGCGACAAACATCCTAGATACTATTTTTACCGAAGAAGTCCCTGATGCTTCAGCTACTTCTCAAAGGTACACACGACTCTACGATCGTTTGGTCAGGGCTCTTCAACAAGGGATTATTACTATCCCGGGTAAGGCTATGGTTGCTAGGGACCTTGACCCAGTCCAAGTTGATTATGAAGTTGACGAGTATGGGAGAGATATTACGGATTACAGGGACTTGGAATGGCCTGCAGCGAAAGGGGATTTAGTCTGATCTGAGCTCTTAGGTGTTACTGAAAACACCCCCACATTGATCTTCTGGGCATTATTGAAAATGTCTGGTGAGTAGAGAAAATGAACGAGATTATACAAGTTAGTAAAGTAGAGCGCCTGCATGACCAGGGTTTATCTAACCAGGCGATAAGCCGAGTCATGGGCTATAGTAGTAGTTGGGCCAGACAACAGCTTAGGGCTCTGGGAATTAATAGTCCACATGATTACAGTTATTTTACCCCTATCGAAGAACAGCGGGATTTACTAGTAGGTACAGTCTTGGGAGATGGAAGTTTAAATTCAAGAAGAAAGAATGCAAGATTAACCCTTGATCACGGCTCTGTTCATTTTCGGGAGAGAATTGAACCTTACATCCCTGAATCCATGCTATTCAAATTCAATAGGCACTTAAGGAGCTAAATTAGATGTCTGAGTCAGTGACCATGCTGAGACTTCTACAGTCTGTTCAAAAGACTATTCGAACCCAGACTATGACCGGGGGGACTCTTACTAGTGTTGAGAGGGTCTATCTCGGTCCGGCCCATAATCCAATGAAGTATCCTGTGGTCTCCGTTTTACCTATTGAAGAAAGATCTGACAGCATCTGGAACGGAGTTATGAATAATATCCGGAGGATTCGGATAGAAACCTTTTCCCATAAAGGCAAAAGTAAAGCTTCTATGCGGTCGTCTATGGGGATCGTCGAGAAGGTCAAGGATCTGTTTGTAACAAATGCCTCAGATTGGTTGATCCCAGATCCAGATACCGAAGTTGATATGGTATATGAGACCTTGATGGAGAACATAGTCCCCGGAAGCAATCCTACTCCTTATAGAAATGGATTCATTAGCTCTGCCTCAATAGAACTTGACTGTTATAGTCGAGATGGGCTCCACGACGATGTAGGAGGCACTTCTTCTTCTCAATTGGTTGAATCCGACGCTAAGACTTTAGTAGACACTCTCACCTCGACTTTTAAAAAATATAATGTGGGGGTCGAGAGTTTTCTCTCTAGCACTAGAAGTTTCAAAAGTTTCACCCTTCCCCCTCAGCCGATTTACCCGGTTTTGTTTGTGGGGATCGAGGGGGAGACCAGATCTCATAAATATACCGGGCGAGATCAAGTGACTCGTTCAGTGAACGTTTATGTATTGAGCAAACTTTTGGATAGGAGTGATGCATTGGAGCAGAACCTAAAGATAGTTGATATGTGCAGAAGAATATTCTTTGCTAATAAGGATCTGGATGGCAGGGCTGCACACTTCGATTACAGGGGTATGATCTTTGGTCAACTGACCATCAATAATCAATTACTCTATGGTAGCTCGTTAAATATTGATATTGAGAGTATAGAGGCTTTACCAGTTCCAGCCTAAGTTATGGTTGGCTTTTAATTCTGAGATTGATAAATTGGTTCTTGTCTGATCACAATGAAGTTATAGGAGGTAATCATGGGTAATGTAGTAATCAAAGGTAAGGGCCGTGGGATTAGATTTCATCAACAGTTTTTGAATAGGCCAGCCGAACTCCGGTCTAGATTGCTCGGTGGAGAGGAAGTAGAAATTAACGAAGGAGACCTGAGACACCTGTTGAAGGGGTCCTACGAGATAGTTGGTAAGGTACCGTCCAGTAACGAGCCTTCTGCTACTCAGGAATCAGAACCTGATAGTTCTAATGTTAGGGCTAATGAAGCTTCTGATTCTGAGGAGGCTGATTCCTCCAGTGAAGGAGTGGATGAAGAAGCAGGGTCTGCACGTAAGCCAAGATATAGAAAATCACGCAATTAAGGAAGTACCAAAATAGGACTTCCATTAAATTAGTTCATTAAGGAGATTAACTCATGGCTGATCGTAGTATTTGGCAAGATATATATGGCATTGAGGTCACTACCCCCGATGCTGGTGTGACTCTTGCCACACATGTGGCCACCGATCCTGATTTTGCAGCTACCAAGACTGGGATTCAGGGGAACGGGGCCGATTCGGCTAAGTTTGCTTTGCCTCTTACAGACCATGCAAACTTGAAATCGCCCTCAGGTTCTATAGACTCTGAGCAGGCCCGAGGTATTTCGCCTCGGCATCTCAGGGAATACAATACGGTCCAAACGGGCGAACCTGCTGAGTTCACTCTACCCATGGAAGCGCACGCTTATAACATAGCTGCTATGTTGCCTCTGTTCTTCCAGAGTGGGGCCTCAGAGGCAGCGGCCGCACAGACGGCTGCCAACAACGTTCTATCGAACATCCCTTACGTAGTGGCTACCACTGATACGTGGGCCCACATTGTTCGGTTCCTCCAGCCTACGGGTGGAGCAGGTGACATTGACCAGTTGGCAAGTGGGACGCTGGCTGCTTCGTTGACATTCACGGGAGAAACGGGTGGGGTTCTCAACATGGAAGCTGTTATGAAGGCAGCTGAATGGGCCCAGAAGGATCTGTCAGGTGTTGTTGGTAATGTGGAAAACAGTTTTGACATTGAGAAGTCACTTAAGTATCAGGACTCCACGATCGCTTTCTTAGATGTTTTTACCACTACCAAGGAATACACTGACGCAGTAGGCGATTTGCAGTTCGCAGCTGCCGGTAGAACCATTACTGTTGCGGCCCCTGGAGACTTCACGGTTAATGGACTTGCGGTCGGGGATAAGATTACTGTCGTAGGCTCTGCATTGAATGATGGTCAATATGAAATCCTCACGATCACGGATGTTGGTATTACTGGAAGAGATAATACAATCACTCTTGTTGCCACTGATACTCTTGTGGACGAAGGACCAGACGCAGTAGCCACTATTGCCAAGGCTGAGTGGGTAGATGTAAAATCACCGACCATCTCATTCACCTTGACCAACAACGTCGTATTCAACTTCTATAATGACGACGTTGCTGTCTCAGCTCACTTGGGGAGATTGACGGTCGAAGGCTCTGTCACTATTCCTTATAGTCAAGCTACAATCGGTGTTGGGCAAGCCGCTGGAGAGACTAACTACATGATCACTAGATTCCTAGCAGGAGATCCACTTCTCATTGCCTGGTTCTGGGGAATCAGTGGGGCTGCTGTAGACTTCAGTGATGATGTCTATGATGATTATCGACTTGATCCTCCGGTCGCTATGGATCGTTATAAAAACGACGCAGCGGCTACTAATCCAGACAGCTTCTTCTCGTTGGTGGTGAATGTTAGGGTCACCGATTATGAGATGGCAGGAGATAATGAGTTGATGACTGAGTGTACTTTGGTCGGAGTTACAGATACCGTCTGGGCAGCGGTCAGTGCCTACTGTCATTATGCTGGATCGAAACTTGATCGTCTGACTTAGTAGAACGTTGAACTGGAGGTAAAGTACGTTCTTGGATTTAGATCCAAAAGATGTGGTAGGATAGTCAGTTAATACAACAAAAGGCTACCCGATTAAAGGGAGACCTTAAAATAAAAAGGAGGACACCATGGCAATCCAAGGTGTCTCACGCGAGCCGGTGCCCTACGTCCCAGAGGATCAGAGGACTGAGAAAGAGGATCAGGCCGTAATCTGGATTCGTCCTAAGACGGGCCATGCAGCGAATCAAACCATGGCTCGTTATGCGGCGGCGGGTCGAGATGGTCGTAAGGGTTACAGGGACCTCAGTGTCACCAAGTTGGATGCTGCCGACATCCAAGAGTTCCTTGCTATCGTAGTCAAAGTGGAGAATTACATATTCTCCGACGCTTATCCAGAACTAGCAAAGGTTGGCCTTCACAAGGTCATCGAGAATGAAGAGCTGCTTAAGAAGGTCGCTGTTGACATTCCCGCGGATCTACTTATCGAGATCATGGAAGCAGCCAACAATATGTCCATGTTGAAGAGTGGAGAAAAAAAAAGCTCCAGCTCACGACGTACTTCAGCCTCTGGAAAAGCGAAGAGCGTAGCAGATTAAATCTCTACAACTGTGAGTTCTGTATAGAGAATAAGATGTATGAGGGTAGGGCATGCTACCTGTCGGAGTGGCCGGGAGAGGAATCATATACTATTCCCGTTCCCATCTTTGATGATACTGTAGGAAGCCCACCCACCAGTCATGAGAATAAGGAACTTACTATGGAGGGTCTCTTTGATGAAATGGAGGCCATTGAAGATCATTTTCTCAATATTCCTCCATTTGAGATTCTTCGTACTTATTTCATAGACCCCGAAGTATGCCCTACAGCTCTGATAGACTCTTACCTTGTTTTCCTCATAGAGGCAGAACAAGCGGTCAGAGAATATCATACTCTTCCGTTTCCCGGAGGACTTTGGGATCAACCTCTGAAGTTGCTGGAGGCCTTTACAACGATTAGGTATGAAAGAAATCAATATGAAAGAATTAGGATTGAAGTTATGAGGGCCAAGTCAAAAAAGAGCACAGCACGTCCTGGAACGGAGGTCCTCCCCGAGTCGACCGCTGGTCACTTACCCCCCCGTAGGAGAAATGTGGAATGAGAAACTAATGTTATATGGCGGAGAGATGATTGTCCGCACCTAACCCAGGAATCAGTTTTAAAGTCGGAAATCGAATTTTTGCATCGCCAGAAGGTGCGTTCGATGGAATCCAGAGGAGACTGACAAAATTGAGTAAGGTCTTAGGGGAGCTCACAAAACCTTTCGACGAGGTGGCGGCAGTAATAGTACCACGGATTAAGTCCCGTTTTGATACTGGGGAGCTTGGTAGGCCTCCGTACCGGCCAGCTAACACTCGAAGGTCACGCTTTACACGCAATGTACGTAGAGCTCGGGGGGAGGATCCAGAGGGTCCTACTCTGAAAGCTTCTGGAAGACTACAGAGTGCTGTTAGTAGAAGGCCTGGGCCTACTAAATCTGCAGAAGGTGGGCAACGGGAAGTTCACCGCATGACTATAGGGATAAATTCTAGTAGAGCTCCGTATTATAGGGAGCAAATTCTAGGAGGAATCTGGAATGTCCCCGTAAGGGTTGGTCCAAAAGGAGGCCAACATTTTGATCCTGATAGACTCCGAGGCAGTGGGATGAGTAGTTCGAGATACTGGGGTCCTAAGAGGTGGGAACAGCTCTCCAAACTCTCCGAAGGTTTCAAAGAAGTGACGATACCGCCAACTAACATATTTCATATGACAACTGATGATGAATCTCTCATCCGTAACATCCTTCTGGATTATATCTGGCGGGCAGGGATAAGAGCTTAATGAGTGGGGTCAGAAAATATAGTCTTAATGAGAATTTCTTCGAGACCATAGACATCGGAGTGAAAGCTTATTGGGTTGGCTTTCTTGCAGCCGACGGTTATTTGGATAGAAACCGGGCCAGAGTACATCTATCTCAAGATATCAAGGATATAAATGTATTAGAGGTTTTCAAAAAGCACCTTGAGGCTAATCACCCTGTTCATGACAGAGAAACTAGGTCAAATGGTAAGAGACATCTTAGCGGAAAAATTAGTATTACTTCTGAAAAATTGTACCTGGATTTAATCAGTAAAGGAGTCGTTCCTAGGAAGTCTTTGATTCTAGAACCTCCGATAGGAGTTCCTAATTCTTTAGTTAATCATTGGATCAGAGGTTATTTCGATGGGGACGGTAGTGTCTTTATCCGCCGGTCAAGGCCAAGGCAGAAGAGAATTTCTATTACTGGCACTTTAAGGGTGTTAAAGTTTATACAGGACAAACTTGGCGGGTTAGGATATATCCACGACATAAGACCTAGAGCTCAAGTCCACAGATTTCAGATCGGTAAACGAGAGGACATCAAAAGATTCGCCGATTATATTTATGGAGATGCTACAGTTTTTTTGGAAAGAAAAAGAAAAATTTTCGACTTGATTCTCAGTGAGGAGGTAACTTAAGTTGCCCCCTAGACTTGAAAATAGGTTCAGATTTCTTATAGAGGTATCGTTAGGGAAAGGCGTCTCGAACCTCAAGGGACTCAAGCAAAAGCTTGACGCAACTTCCAATTCTCTGCGTGGAGTGACGAGATTTTTGAAAGGATATGGGATTGAATTGGGAGTGGGTAAGGCTAGGTTGAAGACTTATGTGTCTTCACTGGAGAGGGTAAAGGGTGCCCATACAAAACTTAAGGAAGCCCAGCGTGCGCTGACAACTGAGCAGAAGAAAGAAACATTGGCCGTAGGGGCAGCTAGGGCCGAGTATATCAAGGCCCAAGCGGCTTTGGATGCACTCACTGGTAAAGAAAACAAGAGTGCAGCGGCTAAGAAGAGGTTCTCTGCTGCTACGGATAAGGCTCGGATAGCTCAACGTCAATTAGTTGGGGCCGAGAGGGCTGTTGGGGTTCAGAGCGGCAAAGCCAAAGATAAGCTCGATAAGGTGGCTAGGTCCTTCAGGGTTTTGGCCAAAGAGGTGAACATAGGTAAAGAGAGAATGGTGCAACTGGATCGCCGCACTATGAAGTCTATTGTTCAATGGAAGAAATTGGGAAATAGAATAGTCTTGGCTAAGGCTCAGATGACGCAGTTCACTGACTCGTCTCGTAGGGCTGAGAGACAGTCCCAGAGAACTGCCAAAAGTCAAGATAAGATCCAAAGTGAATTTAAACAGACGACGGCTGCTGTCAAGAGAGCTGGCCGCGAGTTCCAGATTTGGACAGATCAACGGTTGACTTCCAGTGCTATCCCAGCATTGCGAAGACGACTTGGAGCTCTGAGAAATCAGTTATTGGTATTAGCCTTTGCCACTCGTGGTTTGGTCAGTATATTTGAGAAGGCTTTCAGTTCATCCCTGAAACTTGAATCTGCTCTAAAAGGTCTTGGTAGTGTTGCTATAAATACAGGTGCTGGAATGCAAGCAGCCCAGCAGGCCGCACTTGCTCTAGCATCTAAGGGGTTGGTTGATGTGGCAGATGCGGCAGCGGGTCTCAAGAACCTTCTCTCCGCTGGGTTCGGTCTGAAGGAAGCTATCATGTTGATGGATACCTTGACCAACTCCGCTGCTTTTAATAGACAGGGGACTTTGAGACTTGGAGAAGCAGTTGTTGGAGCTACTCAAGGTATTAAGAACCAGAACTGTTTAAAGTATGACACCTTAATCTATGACCCAGTAAGGGGAGAAACCAAGACGATTGAAGAGTGGCATGATGAAGGCACTGTCCCTTGTGTACTATCTGTTAATAGACAGACAGGGGAAATGGAGGTTACCCAAGCTGAATACTTACATTATAACGGGGAGAATGAAGTATTTGAAATAGAACTGGAAAACGGAACTACTATCGAAGCAACTGCTAATCATCGGTTCTTGACGCAGAGTGGGTTTAAGTTCTTGGAAGATCTCGATGTCGAAAATGATGTTCTTTATTATGTGGACGAAGAGTTAGTGGAGGAAGAACTTCAGGGAGTTAGAAACTCCATCATGCTCAATAAGTCTAACGGACGTGAATTCCATGATGGAAAAACGGTTGACAATGATCTTACTCCTTCTTATATTCAACAAAAGGAGGAGGAAGGTTTATGGAATCAGGATCGAATTGTAAAGGATGTGGAAACTCTCTCTCCCTCGACTCTCTTAGGAGATCTTGGGGAAGAGAAGGCTTCTGTGAAGGATGCTGGGTTGATTCGGTCAATGAGGAGTATAGACAAACAGGTCAGGTCCATAGCAAATTCGTTGAAGTTAGATGTGAAAACTGCGGAAGGAGTTTTGTCTCTCCTAGAAGACGTGTCAAGAGAGGATTTGGATTACTTTGCTCTGAAATTTGCAGAAAGGAAAATTTCGGACGAAAATTCTCTGGCGAAGATAGCCCTCGTTATAGTGGAAGAGTTGAAAAGGTCTGTGAGGCTTGTAGGGGGGTCTTCGTTACTACCCCTGGAGCATTGGAGAGGGGGAAGAAATACTGTTCAAGGAAATGTGCTGCAGATGGATACTCCAGCAGGTTTAGGGGATCCAACCATCCCAGATATAAGGAGGGACAAAGTCTTAAGAAGGGAAACTCCGGTCGGCAGCGAAGGGAATATAAGCAATGGAAGAGACAAGTATTTGAGCGCGATAGGTTACGATGTTGTAGATGCGGTAGAGCTTGCGAAGATACTAATTACGCGCATCATATTCTCTCACAAACCAAATTCCCGGAATGGAGACATGAACTCTCAAATGGTCTCACCCTTTGTGATGGGTGCCACAGGAAGGTTCACCGGAAGGCTGTCATCCCTTTTGAAGAATTCGATAAGTTGTACCCCAACGCCCCTCAGGATTGTAAGGATTTTGTCTCGAGGGTTTGCAGAGACATATGACTTATCGATCCCCTCTAACTTCAATTTCGTAGCCAACAGTGTTACCGGAAAAAATTCCATCATGGTAGATAATGCGGGGATCACAAAGAATCTGTCTGTAATGTATAAGGAGTATGCCGCCAAACTTGGTACGACCATGGGTCGCCTCACCGAGGTACAGAAACGACAGGCCATATTTAATGGTATTCTTAAGGAAGGTGCCATCTTTGCCGGAGATGCTGAGAAAGTGCTCGCGACGCTGGCTGGTCGTTTATCAGTATTCTCTACCCGAGTCTTTATGGCCGCAGCTTCCCTGGGCAACGTTCTCAAGCCGGGTTTGGAAGCTATGGTTAACCTCTTCGGCGAGGGTGCTAATGCAGCGGGTGGATTCTTTGAGAAAATGGAGAAATCTAATTCAATCTTACGTGAGAGTCGCAAGATTGGACAAGGGTTTGCTAGGGCTCTAAGGGACTTAGTCGGAGTAATGAGTATTCACTGGTGCTATAGTCAAAGTTATTTCTGTCACTGGAGGCTTGGCAGCATGGTTAGCAGTAGCTATCAAGCTTTCCATAGCACTGCGGATTAAAAGGAAATTGGTCTCACTCTTCACTGTCAATGTTGAGAAGAATTCTAGAGCTATTAAGATTCTTACTGCTACTGAGCGTCTTCATGGGAAAACTCTGAGAGAGGGTACTGTTATCCAGAAGGTCGCAATCCTCCGTATGGGAAATTTGACTGCTCAATATAGGGTTACTCGTGTAGCACTAGGTAGATTGCAGGCTCGTCAGGTTCTTCATGCTAAACAGCTGACTGGGTTAGCTGGAATCTGGATCAAACTTGGGGCTGCTGTTAGTAAATCTCTGGTTCCCCTGAAAGCAGCTGGAGTGGCCTTCAAGAGGGTAGGTGGGGCCGCAGTCATTGCTGGAGTAGCTCTAAGAGGCTTCCTTGCTTCACTAGGGCCTATTCTCATAGCCTTCTTGGCCTTCGAGGGAGTACTTTGGATCATTGATAGGATTTTCGGAGCTGCTAAGCGGGCACGGGAGATGGCCAAGGTTACTGCTGAGATGACAACTCAACTTGGAGCTTATAGAGATAAACTTCGTGAGGTTCAGAGAATCTCTGCGGGTTCTGAAGGGGCGGCCGGGGCAATTGGGCTAGACCTCCTGGGGGGTGATGTAGGCCAGTTGAGATCTAACCTCGCTAGATTAAGTGCCTTTCACAGCAAGATAGAAAAACTCACTGATCAGTTTAGTCGGGCTAAGACGGCTAAGAGTCGAGAAGCTATCAGAGAACAGATTGAAGTTGAAAAAGAAGGCTTTGATAAAATAATTAATCTTACTCGAGAAGCGCATGTTAGAATAGAGCAGGCCGTTGCCGGTCACCATCAAGCCCGGGCTGATATTCAAGCTCTGTTCAAGGCTGCTCAGGAAAAGGCTCAGGGCTCGACTTTTGATAAAGCTATCAGGGAAAATGACAAGATGCTGGAGGCTTTAATAGCAGCGCGAATGGCTATCGATGAACGCAGAAAGAGGGCCACAGATCAGACCAACTCTGAGCTTGTTGAAGACTTCGAACTCCTAACTGCCGCTTTCGTAATCCTCGGAGCGATACGCGACAGAGTCATATTGGATCAACAGGAGAGGACTGCTCGAGGGCAACTTAGAATTGCTAGGCGAGCTCGGTCCGAACAGATTAGACTTCTTTTAGCTGAGGGGCAGTTGGGGGTTAGTAAAGATAGATTAATAAGCATCAAGGCCGAAGAAAAGGCTAGACATGAACTGGCTAAGATCCAAACGAAATCTATTAATCTCACTGCATTTGAGGAGACGATTCTTGGGACCTTACTCCGTGCGAGGGAGAAATTAGCTGCTCTGAGATCACAACTACAAGCTCAAAGAAAGACTGAGATTGCTGATCAGGAAAGAGCTATGATAGCTCTTGAGGCAAGGCTCCA